AGGGCGCGCACCAGCTCTTCCCGACGAGACTGCGCCGCTTTGGTCATGGGGGGACGAGGCATCTAAAATTCCGATAGTGGGCGGGACAGTGGTTCACTCTACCATAGAATCTATAGAAGTGTTACCCGGCGACCATCTGCATTGGGACATCCAAGTTCCCGGCACGAACAACTACGTCACGGTGGACGGGACGATCCACCACAATTCTGGCAAGACCATAGGTATGATCATGGAGATACTACGGCGGGCTAGGGAGATGCCGCCGTACTCGGACGGCGTCCGCCGGACAAGGGTTGCCATAGTACGCAACACATTGCAGCAGATCAAGACGACCTGTCTTGTGTCGTGGATGGAGTGGTTACGGCCCATTAGCCGTTACAAAGTATCCGACCAGACAATAGAAGTCCGGTTGGACTTGCCTGACGGCACGCGCGTAGAGTTGGATTGCTTCTTGCTGCCGCTGGACACGCCAGAGAACCAGCAGCGGCTGTTGTCGCTTGAGCTGACGATGGTGTGGGTGTCGGAGTTCCGCGAGGTGCCGTTGGAGATTCTCCATGCGGCGTTCTCTCGCTGCGGGCGCTATCCCAGTTCAAGCAGTGTCAAGGAGTACTTCTACGGGCTCATCGCCGAGTCCAACTCGTTCAGCATCGACTCGGACTACTACGAGTTCCTGGAGGTCGATCGGCCGGAGAATGTGGACTACTTCGTCCAGCCCGGGGCGCGCTCGCCGGAGGCGGAAAATCGCGAGCACCTGAAGCCTGGGTACTACGAGAACATGATCGAGGCGAACAGCGAGGCTTGGGTTGCGTCCTACATCGACAACAAGCTGATGCCGAGTCTCTCCGGGCAGGCGGTGTTCGCTAACAGCTTCGACCCGGCGGTGCATGTTGCGGCCTCAGAGCTGAGCCCGGTCTACGGGCGCAACGTGGTGATCGGGATCGACGTGGGGCGCCACCCGGCGGCGACTATCGGCCAGATCGACATTTCTGGGAGAATGTTGGTCCTGCACGCGCTGTGGGCGGAGAACATGGGCATCGACAAGTTTCTACTGGAGAAGTTGAAGCCGGTGCTGTACGAGCGGTTTGCTGCGCAGGCGATGTTCGCCGTGCTCGACCCGGCGGCGCGCGCCAAGTCGCAGATCGGCGAGACGTCCGTTCTTGACGCGGTTCGCGCTGCTGGCATCAACGCCGTGCTTGCGAATACGAACGATATTTCGCCGCGTTTGCGCGCGGTTGAAGGGTATCTCAATCGGCGCAACGGCATACTGTTTTGCCCTGTACACGCACAATCACTCATACAAGCGATGCAGTATGGGTATAGGTTCAGGCGCAAAAAGGGAACTAACATCCTAGAAGAAATCCCTGAGAAACTACACCCTGCCAGCGATCTAGCAGATTCTTGTCAGTACATGTGCTTAGGCGCAGAGTCTAGGGTTATGGCGGCTGCTGTACGTAGGGCCACAACACATATTAGCGAAACACGCCGAAAAGAGCCGTCGGCAGCAGGGTGGACTTGATGATCAATCGAACCCAAGGTCTGGTAACCGTGCGTGACGGGGAGTCTCTGATCGCTGAAGAACAGCAGGAGATTCAGGCGGAGGAAGAGAAGCGCCAGAAGTGGAAAGAGGCGTTCACCAGCGAGCTGGCGGCGTACATCAGGAACAAGTACTTCGAGTTCCGGCGGCACCGTGAGCGCACGGCGCTGCATGAGCGCATGATCGCTGCGATGCACGCTTACAACGGGCAGTACAGCGCCAGCCAGCTGCACGAGATCAAGCAGGTTGGCGGGTCTTCGGTGTTCGCGCGGCTGACGGCGATCAAGTGCCGTGGCGCGACGGCGATGTTGCGCGATGTGTATCTGTCCGGCGCGAGACCTTGGGAGGTGAACGCGACACCGGAGGCGACGCTGCCGGAAGACCTGCTGGAGAACATCCACCAGCTGGTGCAGATGGAGGCACAGACGTTGATTAGCTCCGGGCAGGAGGTGTCGCCGCAGCAGCTGCAAGAGCGCACGCGCCAGTTGGCGCGGGCGGCGAAACAGGCGGTGCAGAAAGAGGCGGGGAAGCGGGCGCGTTCCGCCGAGAAAGCCATCGACGACAAGCTGATCGAGGGGAACTTCTACGAGGCCTTGGGAGACTTCTTGATCGACCTGCCGATCTTCCCGCTTGCGGTCATCAAGGGGCCGGTCATGCAGATGGATCGGCGCTTGGTCTGGGAGGATGGGCAGCCGTCGATGAAGACTGTCCCGCGTATGTTCTGGCGGCGGGTGAGCCCGTTTGACCTGTACTGGACGCCGGCAGCCAGTTCGTTGGATGAGGCGGACATGATCGAGCGGATTCGGTTGCGGCGCTCCGATTTGCAGGCGTTGCTCGGGCTGCCGGGCTACGACGACAAGGCCATCAAGGAGGCGTTGTCGGACTACACCACTGGGTATTACGAGTTCTTCGAGCCGGAAGAGACCGAGCGGGCGCACCTTGAGGACAAGGAGACGCCTTATCTCAACGAGTCCAGCATGATCGACGGGCTGGAGTTTCAGGGGGAGGTGCCCGGGTACTACCTACAGCAGTGGAACAACGGGGAGGTGGCGAGGAAGATTTCTGGGTTCGACCCCGCGTTCGACTACAACGTCACCGCATGGCTGGTCGGGCGCTATGTGATCAAGGCGCACGTTCAGCCTAATCCGCGCCGACGCCACAACTATTACGGCACGAGTTTCGAGAAAGTGGCGGGGTCGATGACCGGCCATGGGCTGCCAGAAATTCTTGACGACGCGCAAACGATTGCGAACTCTACGTTTCGGTCGTTGGTGAACAACATGAGCCTGTCTTCAGGCCCGCAAATCGCGATCAATGAAGAGCGGATTTCGCCCGCGACCGACCCTGATACGTTCTACCCGTTCAAGCGTTGGCGGTTCATGTCAGACCCGATGGGGAACTCGGAGAAGCCGATCGATTTCTTCCAGCCCGACTCGAACGCGCAGGAGTTGTTGGCAGTGTTCGACAAGATGATGGCGTTGGCGGACGAAGTCAGCGGCATTCCACGCTACTTGACGGGCAACCAGAATGTCTCTGGGGCGGCTAGTACAGCGTCTGGCCTTGGTATGTTGATGAACAACGCCAGTAAGGTCATGCAGCAGGTAGCGGCGCAGATCGACGCGAACGTGCTGTCGCCGTTGCTGGAGGATATGTACACGCTTGTCGTACTAACTGACCCGATTGGCACGACTTGGGGCGACGCGACGGTCAAGGCGCGCGGTGTGTCGATGGCTATGGCGAAGGAGGCGGATCGCCAACGGCAGCTGGAGTTCCTCCAGATCATCACTAATCCGGTAGACCTGGAGATTATCGGTCCTGAGCGGCGTGCTAGAATATTGAGGAAACTGGACGACTCGCTCGGGATCAACGAGGACATCGTCCCGGACGAAGAAGAGCTGGCTATGCAGCAGCAACAGCAACAGCAGATGGCCGCGATGGCGGCGCAGGCGCAGGGCGCGCAAGCCCCGCAGCCGGGCGCGGCGGACAACAGGGTGAACCGGGGGCTGGACAACGCGCAGCGTACCCGCAGCCCCGAAGCGATGGCGCGTCAGTCACAGCCTTGAAGGAGGCACCGATGCAAGAAATCTACACCGCGACCTATCCGAAGTCGATGGGGCAGAACGTCGATACTCAGCAGAAGATCGGCAAGGACATGTACACCCCGAAAGGGCGCGGCGGCACGCCGAACCCGGCCGCGAAGGGCGAAGGCCTGCACTCGTTCAAGCCCGGCAACGCGAAGACCGGCCTTACGCTGTCCACCGACAAGCACCAGGCGACCTTGCGTGGCCCGTTCGTGAAGACCGGCGGTGACGCTATGACGTTCAACGGCGCTAAGTCTGGCAAGTATTCGACGCCGAAGCTTGGCACAGAAGAGCGCAAGCCGGACGACGCTTTCGTCTGCAAGAAGACGTCGACCTACGGCGTTGGGGGTGTCTGATGAAGATGCAGTCCAGCCCGAAGCCCCAGCGCAGGTTCGACTACACGCCGCCCAAAGTGGAAGAGGTCGGCAGTCCCTACTTCTTCCGCGCATCTATGGGGGGTAGTGCGGACACGCGGATGCGCGAGATCTACGGTAACGACTACGGCAAGACCGCACAGCGTACCGGCAACGAGCGCGCCCCGGCGGGAGTGCCCGTGTCCCCGCGTAGGACGATGATCGGCGGATGAGCACTCCAGATCAGTTTACGCTGTCGGCGCTCGACGACCTGAAGTATCACCATGGGGGCAAGTTGGTCGTCGCGTGGCTGTACCAACAACGTGACGAGTGGACAGCACTTGCGGTCAATGGTAAAACTGCGGATGAAAGGGCCATAGGTGCTGGCGGCGCCAGGGCTCTAAACAAAGTGCTGTCTACCATCGAACTCGCTGATGATTTGCGAGCCAAAGCAACTGGACCGAAAAAATGACGACTGCTGCTGCCGCGACGACCGATAGCGACACCCCACGGGCCTTCCCTTCGGCCGCACCAAAAGCTGTACAGGATGCGGCCAAGGCCGCTGATGCGACGATTGCGAAGTTGGCGCAGCAGCGCGCGCAGCCGCAGCCGCAGCAGCCGCAGCAGCCGCCCCCGCAGCCGCAGCAGCCGCCCCCGCCCCCGCCCCCGCCCCCGGCCCCGCCCGCGCCCCCGGCTGCGCAGGCACCGCAGGCACCGCAGGCGCCGCCTTCGTCGGTTGCCTATGAGGAAGAGATCGCCAAGCTGAAGGCTAAGCAGGAGTTGTTGGAGTCTTTGCTGGCTAAGCAGCAACCGTCGTCGAAGCCAGATGCGCCACCGTCACCGCCGCAGTTCAAGCCGCCGCAGTTCGAGCGGCGCGTGTCCGATAAGATGCGCTCGGAGTTCGGCGAGGACTTGGCGAAATTTGTCGAGGCTGCTGCCGCAGATCAGTTTGCATCGATGGTGCGCCCCTACGAACAAGAGATCCTTCGACTCAATAAGGCCAACGACGAGGTG